CTGGAAAAACTTTTTCTGCTATCGCTGAATTATTGGATAGAACATACCACGCTCCCCCATTGCCTTCTGGGTTACCTCAACAGGTATTATACACATCTCCTCAACTTGATCAGGCTTTACAGAATTCGTTACCATTATTTACTACTATTGGTAAAGAGTTCATTGCTGATATTAACAAAGGGGATAGCACTATAACGTTGATCAACGGAGCGAGAATTATTTATTGTGGTGCGAAGACGATTGAAAAGGTTCGTGGTTTATATTTAACAGGGTGGTTATCTGATGAGGTTCAAGGACCTATTGAACAAGCATACACTGATATTATTTATCCTGCACTTGCTGATACTGATGGCTGGAGTCTACGAATTGGCACTGCTAGGACTGACGACGATTATTTGTTGTATAACACATACAAGTATTTAAAAGAGAGACACGGTGACGACCCCGAATGGTTGTTCTTGAAAGTTGGTGTAAATGAGAGTAAGATATATGATGAAGAAAAGATAGCAAAGATTAAAGAAGAGTTCTGGAATGCTGGTAGGGCGGCGAGAAAGACGGCTGCTCAGATTCAACAGGGTTGGAACTGCGAATATGAAGCTGACTTTTCTTTTATAGATGAAGGAAAACCGAACGTGTCTGCAAAGTTTTATGTGCCTTTGAGCAATATATTTAATAATGATAAAATAAAGGATACTGAAAATGATAACCTCGATACTCCTATGCCTAATACTGTCGTTCTCGATATTGCCACTGGTAATGGTCGTGACTATACCGTTGGTCTTTTTGGCAGCTATAAGTTCGATAATAACGGGTCTAGTATACACGTTGATAACATTAAGTATGACAATACCCGTAACCTTACACAATGGGCTGAAGAGTTTAAAGAAAAAGGTATCAAGAATGTGGTATTGCCTTTTGACGCGGCTCAGACTAACAAAGAAACAGGATTAAACTTATTTGACTTCTTCTTGAAGAAGGGCTTTAAGGTATTCAAGATAAAAAGACTGTTACATAAAGTTCAAGAAGAACACGCAGAATGGTTATTGAACAATGCGACTTTTGACAGTAAGTGTGTTCCTGCTTTACGTGAACTTGGTAAGTTTGAAGAATGGAATCCAAAGCATAAGTTGGGACAAGACATAGCCAGCGCAGTATGTTATGCTGGGCAATACTTCCGCAAAGTAGACATAAAAGAAATGCGTGCGAGCAAGATTGCGCTGGAAACAGAAAAGAATAATTATGTTTTTGACACATACGAGCACTTAGGTCCAATTGGTGGAGGGGTATTTTAAAATAATACTTGCTTTTTGGTTTAAAATATGATAAGGTTTGGTTGTAAATAAGAATAACAATGGTTTAAAATAGGAGACAGAAATGTCAAAAGGGCATCACGGTAGTGGTCCAAAAGTTGTTAAAGCTCCAGATCCGGAGATGAAAAACATTGAACAAAGTAATGCGTTGTCAACACAAAAAAGCCGTAATGGTTTGCTGTCTACTATGCTTGGCGCTAAAGTTAATGACGATACGTTACAGAGAGGAAACGCTTTTGCTTTTACCGGAAAAGAATATGCAACAAGACGCGATGAATATTTAGCGACTGTAGCAAAACCAAAAAAAGGTAGTGCTTGGGAAGGTGCTAAAACCGCGGCAAAGATAGCCGCTGGATCTGGCTTGATTGGTGGAGCTATGGGAAAAAACTCTGCAAGCAGAATATTAGGTAATACTCTTGGTCTTGGTGTTGTTGGCGGTCTTATTGGTTATCATAATAAAAAGAAAGCTATTGACAAGGCATATGAAAATGCTATGAATGCTTACAATGCTGGGCTTGATAGTGCTACAAACGATGAATTCGCAAGAGAAGAAAAAACTTACGATCCAAACAATGTTCAAAACACTCGTAAGAAAAACAAATCAACTGCTACTTCTGATTTATTAGGAGAATCTGATGGAAAATAAAAATTACGCAGAAGAAGACAGCAGAAAGTTGATATCTCAATATGAAATGAGATACAGCGATTTGCGTGCTTTGCAAGATAATTACGTTCCTTTATACAATGAAATTGCTGTATTGGGGGACCCACGAAATGCATATTTCCGTGTTGAAAAATCTCCGGGGAATTTGTCACACTTAACAGCTAAGACAGACGATACGTTACAGGCGAACTTGCCATTACACGCATCTGTTATGAATAGCTTGTTAACTCCGGCTGCGTATTTATGGCACTCTATGGTATTTTCAGACCCGGAAATACAGGCTCAATTTGGACAACAATTGTCTGTCCAAAATATGTTCATTTATAAAAAAAGATATTCATCTTTCTCCAATTTTGTTTGTGCTATAAATACTGTTTATATGAATAATGCTTTATATGGTTGGTATGTGATGGAATTATCAAAAGACATCGCACACAAACAAGTTACATATCGTGCGTTGCCAATTAAAGAATTTGTTATTGACCAAAACGAAAGAGGTTTTGTTGATACATTCTACAGAAAGGTAAAATTTACATATCGTCAATTGAGACAATTATTCCCTGACTATATTCCGAACTGTGCAAAGGATCAGGCAAATTCTGATTATCCTTATCAGTATTTGAACAGAACTATGGAATTGTTACACGTTGTGGAACCATCTATTGAACACAACAGAAAATTTGATTCTGTTTATATTGACTTGACAGAAAGAAGAATAATTAAAAAGACAGTTGAACCATATTGTAAATATATTGCTGGTCGTGCTGCTACATTCTCAAACACAAACGATCCTTATGGTTTCTCGCCAGTTATGTCGGTCTTACCATCAACAAAGAACTTGAACGCTGTATCATTTGATATTGTTAAAGCTGCACATCACGCATCAAGATTTGATTTATTGGCAGGAGATGACATTGTTAATCCAAAGAATTATCCAGATGTTACATCTATTATAAATGGTGGTATAGATTCTGAAGGCAGACCACAAGTAAGTGTGTTGTCACAACGTGATTTACCAACATTGGATTATATGATACAAGGATGGCAAAAACGTATTAAAGATGCTTTATTTGTTGATATGTTTGCGTCGTTACAAGAAACACAATCACGTAGTGCTACAGACGCAATGTTAAAAGCAAACGAAAGAGCAAATATAATTGCCCCTATGGGTGACAGATTTGCTCGTGAATTGCTACAACCAATGATTGAATTGGAATTACAAATGTATTCCGAAATGAAAGTGTTACCAGAATTTCCTGAACAGGCAGCTGGTGCTCACTTTGATATAGTATTAGACAACCCAATGTTAAGAGGACAAAGATTAGACTCTGCTCAAGCTATTATGAATCTTGGAAGTTCTTATGCTCAGATTCAACCGTTTGATACAGAATTCAATCTTGAAAGAACAAGTCGTTATTTGGCTAGTGCTTACAATGTTCCGTTGGAAGTATTTAATACTACTGAAGAAAAACAAAAACTGATAGCTGAACGTCAAGAAGCTGCTGAACAACAAGCTTTGATGGAAAATGCAAACAAAATTGGAGCAGGAATTAAAAGCTTGACAGATGCTTCAAACGCAATGGATAATAGTGGAGGAGCTCAATAATGGACAAAGCAAAAGGAACCGTTATGTCTGACAAATGTGCCTCTTGGTTATCAAGGGCCCCAATGCCAGATGTAGAAAAATGGTTGAAAAGTTTATATGTAGATAATATACTAGTAGTAAGCAAAGGTGGTGAGAACACTGCTTCTGCTTTTGCTGAATACGGCAAGAAATTGCTAGTAGACAAGATTTTGGAACAGTATGCGGACTTACGCAAACCTGCTGCAAAAAACACGCCGGTGAACTCTGGCGAAGAATTACTTGGTGTTTTACACCCAGCAATATAAGGATGAAAGATGAATAATGAAGAACAAAACACACAATGGTATGATGGCTTGAATCTTGATGAGGAAAGCGTATCTACTATACAAAACAAGGGATGGCAAGATGCTAATTCAATTATCAAAAGTTACAGAGAGCTTGAAAAATTCTCTGGTCAAGATAAAAATGATTTTATCAAAGTTCCTAAAAACGAAGACGGAACATTCGATTACTCCGAAGTCTACGCACGCCTCGGACAACCGGAAAAAGAAGAAGATTATGAAATCGGTGACTCCGACTTTGCAACACAAGCACGGAAAGTGTTACTCGAAAACCATATCTCAAAAAGCCAAGCACAAGCACTGCAAACGTTCATAGACGAATATGCAGAAAAAACCAGCGCAGAAGCTGAAGCTGCTCGCGTTGAAGAAATAAATGCTAAAAATGAAAAAGCATTGGCTGATTTAAAAACCAAATGGGGTGCTAATTACGATAAGAATGTCGAATTGGCAAAAACTGTTGTTTCCGAATTTGGTTTAACAAATGAACAATTAGACACATTAGGAGATGTTATGGGCGCAGATAAAGTTGCAGAAATGTTCTTGCGTATGGCAAAAACTACAGACGCAGACAACAAACCGTTGTCAGGTTACAATAACCAGACACCGACAAAAGAATCGGCTACAGCACGTATTGCTGAATTGCAAAAAGACCCTGAATTTATGAAGAAAGTAAACGAAGGCGATCCAAAAGCAATTGACGAAATGATGAAATTGGCTGCTAGCACAGTAGACCCAAATGAAATAGTATAGGAGTAAAAAAATGACATTAGTTGGAAAAAAATTATATTTCTTTATACCTGATTTGAAAGCAGAATCTTGCACAGTTTATGCTGACTTTGTAATTGCGGAAGAATATGACATTACAGACCGCACAATCAAGGTTCGCTTTTTGAATGGTAAAGCTGTTCAAAAATTTGCTGTAGCGGAAACAAAAGAAGAATGCGAAAAAGCATTTACAAAATTCCGTGAATACGCAAAAGTGTATTGGGAATGTTTTGATGAAATGACACCTATTGAAAAGAAATTAAAAGACAAATACGAAGAAATGTATGGCGAATTTATGGATATTCCTTTAGGTGACGAAATCGAACGCAGACACAATGGTGACGCAGTTGTCGCTGCTGCAGAAGAAAAAGAAAAACCTGAGGTAAAAACCGAAGGAGAATAAAATGCTGTTCGATAATGCTTTCGTAAAAGAGGCATACATTGACGGTAGACAGTTGAATTATTGGTTCTTAGGAGCTATGTTAAATTCGCTGTCTGCTGCACAGCATATGTATGACCGAAAAGATATTGCTGACTTATATCATTTTATTGGTGATATAATCGAATTTGGAGATTTTGATTGGGACGGAAAAAACAGGTTGACAAAACCTGAAAATTGTGCTATGTTGCAATCAAGAAAAGCCAGAAGTGAACAATCGCCTTCTGGTGAAAAGCCACAACCTTCAGAAGACAAACAGAATGCGAAACCTGTTTCGAGTAAGAGGGCGGCTAAATAAGAGGAACGAGTGAGGGCGCGATTCGCAGTCGCATAACCTAAGCGAGATTCTAGCGATTAGGAAACAACTTAACATAGGAGACCTTAAATGGCATTTACTCGTTTAGAATTAGCCACAATCTCTGCGCAGTTTTCTACGCTGGTAGGTTCGTTGGCTCAACAGGCTACATCAAAGACAAGCCCATCAACAATGTTTAAAACAGGCTTGACTGGAAATGTGCCACAAGTAATCACATATGTGAGCAAAGTCGCTTTGCGCACATTGAATAACTCAACTTTGATGTTGCCACACGCAACAGTTGCTACAAATCACACAGCAGATACTCGTTATTTGCCAGCACCTGTTGAAAAACGTGCAACATATATGTTTGCAGAAGAAGCAGGTTTGTTACGTTTGATCGATATGAAATCTGGTTGGATTTCTGAAACAAACAAAGCATTCCAACGTGAAAAAGATATTATGTTCGTTGACGCATTCTTGGGCAACGCAATCACATCTTTGGTATGGAATGACGCTGCTGCAGCTTCTCCAAACCCAGCAAACTTGCAATTACCAACAACATTTGTTGCATTGCCTGCTGCTAACACAATCACAGCTGCTGCTGGTTCTACAATCACTGCTAACTTGAAGAAAGTTTTGAAATTCTTCGAAGCTAACGATGTTAACTGGCGTGAAGGCGGATTGCGTTTGTATCACAATTCTAAATTTGCTGAATTGTTACGTAAAGATCCAGAATGGTTCACTTGGAACACAGCTGGTGCAACACCAAACGTATCTGGTGAATTGAAATCATACTTAGGCTTTGACTTCATCCAATTGTCTGAAGTTGACGTTTTGTGTGATAAATCTTCTAACCCAGACGTAGACGGTGCACACTACAATGCAGTAGACAAATGCTTGATCGCAGTTGGTAAACCAATTTGCACAGGTATTTGGAAAGACTTTAATACTCGCATTTCTGTTCGTCACGATATGGATGACGCATATCAAGTTAACTCTTATATGATGTTATCTTCCGCTCGTTTGAACGAATGGGATGTCTGTGTATTAGATATTTCTGCATTATCTTAATAAACAAGGTTCCCCACTTAGGTGGGGAGCCAAGTGTTTAGCTGGAGGCTTTAATGGTATACGATTCCACATTTACTGATATTGCGAATATGGCTCTCGATTGGTGTGGGGCCTCTTTGTCTATAGATGATATAAATAACAAGAATAATCCAGACGCGATTTTGTGTCGTAGAAATTTGGAACAAGCTGTTACAACAGAATTAGATAAATATGAATGGACATTTGCGAGAACAACAATTCTTGCTATACGTAATGAAGATCCTGACTGTCAAATAGACGGGTATCTTTGTTATGATTTACCAAAAGATTTTTCTCGTTTATCTATGTATCGTTTCTTTGAAGATTTTGCACATAGCGATTATGTTCCAAACGAATATAGAACAAGTCATTATTACTTTATACAAAACAAACACTTGTATATTAAAAGACCGATTCAATACATAACATACCAATCTAACAACGTTCCAATTACAGATTGGCCTGCGTTGTTTAAAGATATTGTTGCTTTAAATTTAGCACAACGTATTGTTTCGAAGATTCGCGGTTTGGATGCTGACATCTCGTTTTTTATAACATTGTATAAAGAAAAATTAAAAGACGCGAGACATCAAGAACTGATAACAACTGAAGCTGTTCAGGGAGGCTTTTCACCATTACAGGTTCAGAGAATTATACCATAAGGGGTGAAGGATGCAGTTAAAGTATGGAATAACATCAACTTTTATGGGTGGTGAAGCTACACCGGAATTTGCTGGACGTATTGACGATGATAAGTTAAAGACCACCGTTCGTTACGCAAGTAATTTTATGCCTACTTGTCAAGGTGGTTTAAAAAAATTTTGGGGAACTTGGCTTGTAGATAAAATAGCTATAAACAGCGACAAATGTCGCTTAATTCCTGTTTCTGGTATGTCAGAACCTATGTGCTTATTATTTGTAGATAATAAAGTTTATAAAATCACAAAAGACAGCATAGTTGATCAAAACATAGGTTTAAAAACATCTGTTATTATTGACTCTTCTTATAATCAAAACAATGCCGTAATTTATTTTGCAACAAAAATGCAAAGACCGTTTTATTTACAATACGACGGAGAAAAATTCATATATAAGGCAATGACTCTTAAAGAAGAGCCTTTCTTCCCATTAAGTTGGAATAAATTATACAACGGAGCAATTCGCGCAAACGGATATCAAGGTGATATAAATATCGAGGCTATTCTTTCGAGTAGCAGCGAATACACTCTTGACTTACCATTAAATTTGGGTGATCTTGAATATGGAAATATTGTTGCTACATACATAGAACAAAACGGGTTACTTGTTCCATTTGCACACTTATATCACGGCAACCAAGGGTTAACAAACGACTTTACGATAAGTCTTATGAGAGTGAGAGAAGTTGGTGGTGAAGATGTTGAAAGCACGGTATTTTCAAAATCTGTAGGTTCTAATGAATATTCAAGGTTTTATAACAAGCACGGTGTTGAAATGCCTTGCTATTGTATATATCGGTCTATAAGTTTGGCTCAGTTTATGGCGGCTATGTCACCATTGAACCCAGTCAGCGTATCTGACAACAAGATATTTTTCTTAAATCTGCCTTCTGGCCACCAAAATGATGACAGATATTACATTAAAGTAGTAACAACAGCGTCTGGTCCGGGAGATTATTACCTTGGATACGAAGATTACGATTACTATCTTGGATGTTTAGTAGAAGGACGAGTTAATGACCCGGGGCACACAGAGGGTAACATAACATCTTCACAAGATATAGAAGTTGCTGATGTTGATTTCGGAACAACAGATGTTGTTGGTATGCGTTTACGTGTTCATTTACAAGAAAACGCTACCGTTGCCGTTTGGGCCAAAGGTATTTCTATTACAGCTAACAATGTTTACTATTCTGATGGTAAATATTATAAAGCCTTAGCTTCTGGAACTGCCGGAGAGGCACAACCTGTGCACACAAAGGGTATTCGTTCTGATGGAAATATAAATTTTGAATATATGCACGATGGTTATGGCTATGCTACTGTTATAGATGTTCCTGATGCTACGCATATGACTGCTCGTGTTGATGGTTATTTACCTGTAACAAAAACAGATTCTGTTAACTTTGACTTTGATCATTTTCAATGGTCGCAATGGGGTTACAAAGGGATTTATCCTGATGTTGTTTTTGGTTTTTCTGGTAGACTAGGATATGTTTTAGACACAGAAACCGATGGTTCTTGGTTGCAAATGTCCAAATCAGATAGCTTTGATGATTTTGGAGTTACAGAACACGGACAGGTTACTGATACTTGCGGAATAAACGTTCTTATATCAGGCCATCCTGACAACAATATAAAATGGGTTCTTTCTACTGAAAGATTATATATGGGTTCTTATTCTGGGGAATACAGAATATCTGGAGGAGATTCACGTTCTAACGTTGTTACACCAACGTCATTGTCCATTACTCCGATATCTTCTGCTGGTGGTTGTGCAGTAAAGCCAGTTAGATATAAGAGAAAAAGCTTGTTTGTCTCATCAACTGGGCAGATGTTATATAATTTGTCTTACTCTTATCAAACAGACGACTACGCACCAGACGATTTGTCTATGTTAGGCGAAGAATTGTTAAAAGACAAAATAGAAGATATGGCTTTGGTAAAAGATAAAGAAGGAATTGTATCCTTTAAAACAACTACTGGAGCATTAAGTTACTTTAATTACGAACAAGATATAGAAACTTTGTCTTTCTACAGAACAAATTTAAAGGGCAAGGTGTTGTCTTTATGTGTTTCTGAATGTAACGGAAAGACCATACAGTTTGTTGTTGTTAAACGAGACGAAGGATATTTTGTTGAATACATAGATACCACAGATCCATCTTATTGTTTAAGTGCTCAACGTCAAAAATGCGTTGGAACTCTTGAATATAAAGGGATGTCTGATGACGTTGTTGTTTGTTGTCCTGAGCTAAATGAATATTATGATGTTAAAGTTGAAAACGAAACTGTTATTTCTGGTGTTCCTGTATCAAAAGTTAACAATAAGGATGTTATTATTGGTGCAAAAATGCCTTGTGAGTTACATCTGACCCCAAGTTCTGACTCGAAGATTGAGGGAAGTGTGCAAAAGTCGGTTCGTTTTGTTGTAAGGTTGTTTGAATCTGGTCCATTTAGTTATGGTTCAAGTCAAGACTTTAATAAATATTACGAATATGAACAGAGCACAAACAAAATGACAGGTGACATAATGTTACCTTCCTCATTTGGCTATCAACAAGGACAAAATACAACAGATGGACCGTATCCAAACGATACAGGTATTGCGTTGAACTTAAAAACAGACGCTCCATTACCGTTTAACCTATTGTTAGTGAGCTCAATATATGTATAAAGTAGAAAAAACAACATTATCAGAATACGAACGCCTGTCTCCACTTGGTTTGGAGATGGGTGATTTACATTATGATGATGATTTTCGTTATTTTACTTTTGAGAAACTGATAGTAGATGGAGATACGGTTGCTGTTATAGCATATGGAGACGAATATGAGCAGGGAGAAGGTGTAACTGCGTTAAGTGCTGTAATAACCAGCGAAATAAAAAAACATATGCGAGAAATTAAGAAAATAGGGACAGAATACTTGGATTCTATACAGGAATTACCACTCGTAGCAGAAGCAAGAGTTGATGATTCGCGGTATTCAAGGTTCTTGGAATATTTAGGTTTCGTCAAAGCAGACAAAATACTTGATTATGTTGACGAAAATGGTATAATGTATACAGGTTATATAAGGAAATAGAAATGGCAGACGAACAAACAGGTGGTGGACAAACAGGAGCATCTACAGAAAAGAATGCTTGGGCTTCTGGTAGCACTGGAGATTATATGGATTTTGCAGGTTCTATAGCTAGTGTGGCTGGAACTGCTATGTCTCAATTTGCTTCAAAACAGCAGG